CCTCGGGGGTGGCATGAACAGCCACGATAGCGGTACCCAGTTGGACGACGTGAACGTAGGACTTCTCATTGAAGCGTTGATATTTCATTCTAGATTCTCCTGTGTTGGCCATCGGCCTTAATGGCGTGGCGGCTGATCATGTATTGGGATGAAGCCATGTTGCCCTTGGAGGTGACAACAACGAGTACGGCACCGTTGCCCATGATGTGGGCCTCGATACCAACCACCTCGATGGCTGGGTGAAGGTGGGTGTGCTCGACTAAGGCGAGCTTGGTGGCGATGGGTAGTATGTGCATCTGGTTTCTCCTGTTGATTCGCGCACATTACACTAGTAGGCCGGATACTGGAAGCCCTATCCGACGAACGGTCGTTTATGGCTTTTGGGGGCATAGGACCTGCGGTATACTGGTATAGTTGATAGAGTAGACAGTAGTGTCCGCTCGCAAGTCCGAGCCACCAACTGAGGATAGGAAAATGACATCTGGCTAAAGACCAGCTCAACTCAACGAAGGTACGGGGGTACAAGTGAGTTTAGATAGCACATTAAAGAACATAAACAAGACCTACGGCAAGGGCGCGATCATGCGCATGGGAGACGCCGAGGTCGAACCCGTTGACGTTATACCCACGGGCTCCCTGTCACTAGACATCGCTCTAGGTGTGGGAGGCATACCCCGTGGTCGAATCATTGAGATGTACGGACCCGAGTCGAGCGGTAAGACAACGCTCGCTCTTAACGTTGTTGCTCAGGCCCAACAGATGGGTATGAAGGCAGCCATGATTGACGCCGAACACGCACTAGACCCAAAGTGGGCCGCGATGCTTGGTGTTAACGTTGACGACCTGTTGTTGGCTCAGCCAACGACGGCCGAGGAGTCGCTAGAGATAGTTGACCAGTTGATACGCTCCAACGAGGTTGGGATCATCGTAGTCGACAGCGTTGCAGCACTCACCCCGAAGGCGGAGCTAGAGGGGAACATAGGCGACAGTCACATGGGACTGATGGCACGGATGATGTCGCAGGCGATGCGCAAGCTAACCGCAAATATACTTCGCACCAACACGACGGTTATCTTCATCAATCAAATTCGGATGAAGATAGGCGTCATGTTCGGTAACCCCGAAACGACTACAGGAGGCAATGCGCTCAAGTTCTACGCGAGCGTACGCCTCGACATACGACGCAGGGCTATCCTAAAGGGTGGCTCGATGGACGATACACCTATCGGTACCAGGATGAAGGTTAAGATCGTGAAGAACAAGGTGGCGCCGCCATTTAAGGTTGTCGAGTTCGACCTTCACTTCGACAAGGGGCTCGACTGGTTGGGTGAGTTGTTCGACCTGGGTGTTAAGTACGAGCTGATCAAGAAGAGCGGGAGTTGGTACACGGTTCAGGACGAACGCTATCAGGGCAAGAGGAACTTTGTCGAGTACCTAACCGAGACGCCGAGGCAGGCAGACATCCTCCGCGAAGCAATCACGCAAGAGGTGCAACATGCAAAGGCTACGTAGTAAGTACGGCGAATACTTAACAGCACACAAGGACTCAGAGATGAAGCTGGGTCCAATCGCATTCCACGAGGTCGACGCTTGGCACCTGGAACTGAACCGGTTGAACGCCAAAGAGCAGGGCGCCTACATCGATCTCGATGACTTCGAGCTACGCAGGGCATGCTAGGTGAAAAGAAAGACTAGCATCACAGCTAAGCTTTATTACTTCTCTCTGATCATGACACTGATCGCCATAGTGGTGGTCGCAGTGTTGATTGAATTAATCCGGTGGACACCTTGAAGCACACGACGCCAACTAATCACCGGGCTAAGCGTAACAAGTACGCCCCACACCAGGGGCAACAAGAACGAGAGCGCCGAATGGGGCGCCCGATGATAGCGTGGGCTAAGGTTATGATGTGGGGGCAGAACAGATTAAAGGACGGACGATTGTGGCCTAAGGTTGACAATCGAGTACGTAAAGTTGACAAACAAAAACCCCCAACAGGAGACCAAGACAATGCCTAAAGATACAGGTTACTCAGTAAGCGTGAACGACAAGAGCCTGAGCGCCAACACGCCCTCGGGCTCAGCTAACGCTGAAGGCAAGATGAAGGGCATCAAGGGCTACATGCCCGCAGGTGGCAACCCACACGGCATGGGATGGCACGGCGGCGGCGGCAAGGACCAGTCGAAGCCTGAGACCGTGGATTACTCAGATCCTCAGGACATGAAACCCGACTTCTAACGATCATGGGGCTGAACACCAACTTGTAAAGAGGGTTAGTAAGCTCCACCAGATGTCGCTAGCTCAATTGGCAGAGCAGTGGTCTCCAAAGCTACGTGTTGGGGGTTCGAGTCCCTCGCGGCATGCCAATCTCTACCACAATAATATAATTGTGGGATAACAACCAATCAACTACCAATTCGTACCGATTCGGTACCTGGGAGAAAGATGAATATCATCAAAGAACTATGGTCGAAGAAGCTTCAAGAGCTGGCATTCACGCCGGCTGTGTTAGAGCATGCACGCAGAGTTTACGATCTTCGCTGCATCGCGTACACGGTGTCCAGCTGGGCAACACGCCAGCTATTCGACGCTGAGCCCGTGTGCATGGCGCGCATAGTGGTGAGACCGCGATGCGTAAGCTAGTGGATAGCGATGCCGGCGATGCCAGCGTGCGCAAGCTACAGGAGAACGCCACGATGCGCACTAGGCCGCCACTGTTTCAGGATCGAAATGAGGTAATGAAACCCGTCGGTGAGTACCCACAGCGCAACTGGGACGACCTGATGATGAGCGCCGAGGAGAACCCAGAAAGCCTAACCGAAAACTGCAGGAAGGCATTGGATTACATCGACCACGACCAACCCGACATGCAGCTAAGCAGGGAGGGCAAAGAGCTAGACCCCAAGACAGACATAGCGTTCGCGCCCGAGTCAGTGGGGCACATCGAGGATGGTGGCTACATTATACCTCCCGAAGCCGAGGAGTTGATCAGGCGCATGACGCCGCACAGTGAGGTGCCAAGGGGCAAGACCGATGCAGAGTGGGAGAGCGGTGAGGTAGGCGTACAGAAGCACTACGACATTAAGAACATGAGGCACGTCAGGCAGACAGTGCCCGACGAGCCCGACTGGAGAAAGCCACCCGAGGTCTGGATCGATGAGGACATACTGTGCAAGGTCCAGAGAGAGGCCGAGTTGCACCCATGCCACGATGAGATCGATGGAGCGTGCGGCCACATCAGATGCAAGCACTGCCACCCCGGCAACCTAGCCAACCACCTGGTCATCAGTGACCTTCGCGGGGGAACGTTCTACACGCTTAAGGACGGCGGCGTAGAGATCGATCTGACCGACTGCATGCTGATAGTCAGGGACAACGGGGAGATCATACCAAGCAGGATAGTTAACGCTGTTGCAGGGATAGTGACACTCACCCTTGGTTTGGGCGATCACGAGTTAGAGTTCGAGGTCATCGGTGGGTCTAAATGTCTAATTATAGACCCGGTTAGACCCCATGGGCGCTAAGGGAGAGCCAAAGTCAGGGGGTAGACAGCCGGGAAGTAAGAACAAGCGCACGACAGCGCTCGCTGATGCTGTGAAGTCACAGCTGGCTGAGCTGCCCGAGGGGTTCAAGGAACCACTGCAGATCATGATGGAGGTGGCCAACACGCCGGCTCCCATGGCAGAGATGACGTTAGAGCAGAAGAAGGCACTGGCTGAGACACTGAAGGCGGATCCGCTAGCGGCCATTGAGTTCATCAACCTTAAGCAGGGTCACCACAAGATTATAATGGACGCGGCGAAGAACGCGGCGCCCTATCGACACGCACGACTTAGTTCTGCCGAGGTTACAGGCAGTGAGAGCGCCGAGCACATTGCAGCGGTCAACGAGCGAATGATTAAAGAGCAACCAGGCGGGGACGATGGATCCTAAGCTATTCTTAATGGGCGTGTTGGCACTGTTCCTGGTGTGCGAGCTGATTGTCTGGTGGTGTGATCGACGGAAGCGTCGTGGGCCTTGATGTACGCTACTGGACTCATCGATTCCAAAACGGGTATGCCGGCTTTGAAGACTATGCTGAGATGCTACTGCGAATCGAAACAAAGCGCGGTGGTGAGGTCATCGCATTTAACTCAAATCAGCCACAACAGCATGTACTGGCTAAAGCAGAGGGACAGTATGATCGTCTCGGTTACAACCGCTTAATCATCCTTAAGGCCAGAAGGCTTGGGATGTCCACGCTTTCATGTGCTTACCTTTACAGAATGGTCACCATGTTCCCTGCCATGCGGGCAAGGATTGTGGCACAACTCGATGACACCACCAAGCAACTCTGGAGGTTTATCGAGCTGTTCCATAGCATGATGCACCCGCAGTTCAAGCTGCCGGCGACTGAGGACACCAAGACCGGCTTATGGTTTGAGGTGATCCGCTCAGGGATAGCAGTCGCAACAGCAGGATCAAGGACGGTTGGACGTGGCGGTACTCTGCAAGGTCTGCTGTTGTCAGAAGCCGCGTTCTATCCAGCGTCACATGAGTGGCGAGCTGGTATCCTTAAGTCCGTGTCCCGAGAGAAGGGAACATTCGTAGCCATTGAGAGCACGGCTAACGGCATGGGTAATGATTACCATCTACTCTGGGAAGAGGCTGTGAAAGGGAACAACGAGTTCCTGCCTATATTCCTTCCCTGGTACTGGGGCCGCGATAACGTGGCGCCACTGCCTAAAGGCATGACCCTATCTTCTGAGGAGATAGAGCTGATGCGAGAGTTCTCGGTGATCAGTAAGAATCACATCGCGTGGCGCCGGCTAGAGATCAGTGACCTAGCACAGAACCCAACGAAGGGTGGTGACCCCGATGACTTGTTTCACCAAGAGCATCCAAGCACGCCCGAGGAGGCGTTCCTATATTCAGGGCGGCCGAGGTTCGGTCGCAAGTTTCTTAAGGGGGCAGCAAAGCATGTACGATCACCCATATTCCGCGCAGAGATGGACCTGGAACGTGGAAGAATTAGACTGGAAGACCGAGGACGTTTACTTGTATGGCGCAAACCCAACCCGGACAGGAAGTATTGCATGTCAGGGGATCCCGCCAAAAGGCTCTCTCATGGAGATAATTGTAGCTCGTTTGTCGTTGATCTATCCGATGGTGCAACTGTCGCAGAGTGGTCCGGCAAGATACGTGCTGATTCCTTCGGAGTGCTCTTATATCACCTTGGCATGTGGTACAACAAAGCCGAAGCCATCGTCGAAAGCAACGGCGTCGGTGGAGAGACACTTAACACGATGGATCGAATGCATTACCCGAAGATCTGGTACCGAGAAGGACCAGCCAAGCCAGACGGAAAGAAAGAAAAGTCACTGGGCTTCGAGACTACGTCGAAGTCTAAGCCGTATCTTATCGCGTCCCTCGACGCGGAGCTACAGGACAACCCTGAAGCACTGGTGAGCGCTATGCTCATCGATGAGATGCATCACTTCGTGCTCATCGATAACGAACATCGCCCAGATATGCCGCCGAGAATGGAGGCCCAACGTGGTCATCACGATGATCGCGTTATTGCGCGTGCGCTGGCGGCGCTCCTCTATCGCAAGAGGGTGGGCAAGGTAATTATAACGGCCGAGGAGAAAGAATTCCAAGCTAAGGCCAAGGACCTAAAGGAACGCCAGGGACAAGGTGTTGAGAAGCTTAGAACATTTTTGGCAAAGAAGGCGAGCGCACCTGTCAAGCATGCACGCAAGACGGGTGGCTGGCGCAAGAGGGGGTTAGGATGAGACAAGAAGCTAAGAAGCCACACTACTTCATGAAGGGTGGTACGTAGTCGCTGGGGTTCCCAGCGTTCTATCCGTACAAGTACGACGATATTGTTGCTCTGTACGCAGGTCTATACAGATTAAATAGGGGGTTAGGGTAATGATCAAAGAGATACAGCACGAAAGCGTACGTCTGGACAACACGTTCGACACGCTGCACAAGTTCCAAGTGAAGTTCGATGTTGCGTTCGGCAAGACTAAGTACGCGACCATGGCCATCGCTACTGGTGTGCCGGCTGACAGCTTCGCCAAGGCCCTGAGGGAATGGGCCGATAAGATCGACGCGGAGTACGATGATGCGTACGGACCACTGCTAGCTGCAGAGGCTAGCGATACTGTTCTGCTTAAGAGTATCTTGTGGGAGCTGACGCACATTCGAGAGCAGATAGCGGCAGAGCGATTGAACCGCATGGTAGTTAAGCACGAAGGTGGTCAAGGTGGACTACGATGAAAGACTTTGGCTATCCAAGCGTGGCAGTACCAGAGCCCAACGCAAGTAACGGCGGGGGCGGCATGGCGATAGTCGAGCGACTTATCCCACCAAACATCTGGATGTGGGACCTGGGCGCCGATGGCATAACGTTTCATGTGCCGGTAGCACCCAATCGTATACACAGGCTGATGCAGCGCGTCGTCTTAGGTATACGATGGAGGCGATCAAATTAGGTGCATGTCGAATACGTACAACTAGATTCAAAGGGGGAAAGAGTAATGAAATACTTGGGGCACTACCTAATACATCACACCGGTTGGATGGACGTAGCTCTGGAGCTGGGCACCATCCTCGATGAGCTGAACATAGCTCGCAACGAGCGCCGATACACTGTGTACACGCACAAAGGCTTCTTCGGCATGGCATCCCTGATCGATGGGATGATCATGTACTATCGCGAGCACATGGAAGAAAAACACGTCATCAACGGCGTCGAGGTGAAGAACTACACCCACGGTCACGGCGTGTGGTTCAGCTGGGAGGTTAAAGCCAGAGACGGTCATACTCTGGCACCAGCGAAGAGTACGAGCTTTGACCTTTGGCCGAAGTATCCTACCTGTAAGCAGCTGTGAGCTACGCACACAGGTCGCGTAAGAAGGCGATCAAGCGCGGCAAGTGGAACCTGCAGCCAATGATCGATAGGTTTAAGCGCCAAGGTCGCGATGACGTCGTGACGCTGTTGATCAAGCGGGATGCAAAGTAATGGACGTCGCTACCATGACGTACGATGAGTTCAAGGCTCTGCCACAGGTCGTGGAGACTTACTCGACGGTCGACCCGGTAACACATCACACCATTATGCATATGGCTAAGCCCGTTCTATTGCTGGTCGAGGCATGGTGGCGCGACAGGGAGGAGGATCAGGTGTACGAGATCGGGTTCAAGCTCGAAGACAACGGACATCAGACATGGATGCGGCGCAGAACTAGCGTGTTCGGCACATGATGCTCAAGTTTGAGGAGAACTCCAACGTAGAGTGCGAGTGCCTATCGGAGCTGTTCTTTATCAAGATGATGAAGGTTACAGACCGGCGCAACGACGGCCGCGACTGGAATATAACGTGGGTCTGTGCTCTGTGCGATCACAACTATGACATGCAGGAGTTCCTGGGACTGCTCGCTAAGAACAGCCCAACACGACACGGTAAGGGGGTAGCACATGAGTAAGTTCAAAGAGACGCCCGAGTCGATAGCTATTGGAGTTGTCATGGTCATCTTGGGCATATGCTTCGTTGCTATTGTTGGATGGACCATCTATGCCGTGGGTTGCGTTGTTGTTCACGGACTGATGGGCTGCCAGCTGTGACAGCTATAGCATCGAACAGACGGATGATGGTGGGCGACACACTGATCGATACCGGTGGTGTGCGCAGCTTCAACCGCAAGGTGTTTAGGTGCGGTAACGGTGACATCGTTGGCATCTCGGGCAACTACGCCACAGCGCTAAACTTTGTCAAGTGGTACAACGGGGATAAAGATAAGCCACAACCCAGAGGAGACTACGAGTGTCTTGTCCTCGATTCCTATGGGGGCCTTACCATCTGGGAGTTCGGTGTCACTATGACGATCAAGGACGAATTCTACGCCATCGGTGAGGGCGCGCAGGCGTGCTTAGCGGCGATGTATCTGGGGCACACGCCCAAGACGGCGGTGCAAATTGCAAAGAAGGTCAACGTTCAGGTCGGGGGGCGTAGCCACATTGAGAGGATATAAGTGAGAAAAACAAGTGGAAACATACGTGGGAATGAGCTACGAAGAGTGGCAGAAAGAGACCGGGGCTAAGTCAGAAGTACAACGAAGATCAGAGAACGAGGCGCTGTTTCGCGATGCATCCGAGGGGATGCGCGGGATCCGAGGCTTCGCACTACTCAACCCAATGACAGACGATGAGAGGAGCTAACGTGCGCGACACATTCATTATCACCCTTATCATCGGCGGAGTAGGGCTCATATAATGCCGGCGAGTCCTGCAGGCTCCCTTGGCCTAATGGGTTACAACTTCGGAGGACAACAGCCCCCTGCACAACAGGCAGCGCCCACGCAGGGCAATGATCAGGGGTTGAAGGAACCGGATCAGAAGAAATTCGATGAGCTGAGCGGCAAGGCGAGAGAGGTTGGCGACACCCTCGGCAATAAGCTGCAAGCTCGATGGGAGGAGTGGTTACTGTCTCGCAGGTTCATCGAGGAGGACTGGTTGAAGTACGTTCGCGCCTACAATGGCGTGTACGAACCACACATCCTGCAGAACCTACACCCGGATCAGAGCCATGTCTTTGTGCAGCTAACGCGCATGAAGACTGACACAGCGTACAACAGGCTGAGCGACCTGCTGTTCGGCCCCGAGATGCATTGGGATATAGGTCCGAGCCCGCTGCCAGAGCTGAGCGAAGAGCGCAAGCAACAGTTACGCTTGGAGATCGAAGAGGGCATGGCGCTTAATCCAATGATGATGGGTGAGGAGCCGCCACTCGACGAAGAGATCGAGAAGGTAGAACAGGACATCGTACGCAAGGCTTCGAAGTTCATGAAGATGAAGATCAAGGACCAGCTTGAGAAGAATCACTACGAAGAGAAAGCACGCTCGTGCATCTTCGAGATGTGCGTGATCGGTACCGGCGTGATGAAGGGTCCGCAGGTATCGGTAGACTACAAGCCTAAGTGGGCTCGCACCTCAGATGGAGATTGGGACGTCATGGACGAAGAAGACATCGTACCGCGCCTCGATGCGCCGTCGTTGTTTGACATGTACCCAGACCCATACGCCACGAAGACCTCAGATGGTCTTGGTATGTTCGAGCGCCATGTCATGCGTAAGAACGACCTCGACTCACTGATCAATCAGCCCTACTTCTTACAGGACAAGGTGGAAGCGCTGATCGAGCAATACCCGAGCGGCAACCACTGGGACACGTACACCGACATCGAGCTACGCTTCGTGTCAGGTCAGAGTGTTACCGGTGAGCCCGAGCTTCGCTACGACGTCCTCGAATACTGGGGATGGGTGGATGGGCAAGACCTGATAGCGTCAGGCATGGACGCATCGAAGATCGACATCAACAAGTCCTACTACTGCAACGTCTGGAATAGTGGCGGCATCACGATCAAAGCCACGATCAGCCCGAGTAAGCCGACGAAGCAGATGTACTCGCTGATCACCTACAAGAAGGTGCTCGCGTCACAGTATGGTGTGGGCGTTCCATTCTTAATGAAAGACTCACAGGAGACAGTGAATGCAGCCGCACGAGAACTCATTAATAACGCAGCTCTATCATCAGGGCCTCAGGTTGAGGTTGCAATCGATCTCATCGAGCTTGATGCGAACGAAGACATCCGTGTCATCGTGCCTTGGCGCGTGTGGCCGCGAGTTGGTGGAGATCTATCGTACCCTGCTGTTCGATTTACGAACGTACCAGATACGACAGAGTCCATGGCAAAGGTTATTCAGATCTGGCGAGCGTTCGCGGACGAAGAAACAAACATACCGTCCTACACACACGGATCGACAGCGATGGGAGGCGCCGCAGGGAAGACCGCGTCGGGTATGAGTATGCTTATGGGCGCAGCGTCCATGGACATCAAGGGTGTGGTAAAGAATTGGGATGAATTCGTCAAGCGCTTCATCGAGAAGTTCTACCACTTCAACATGCAGTGGAGTGACGATGAGAAGATCAAGGGAGACATGGAGCCCGAGGCTAAGGGTAGCTCCGCACTCCTCGCTAAGGAGATCAAGTCGCAGCGCGTCGTGATGTTCTTACAGATGACCAACAACCCGGTAGACAACGCGATCATGGGACCGGAGCGCAGAGCTAGGTTACTTCGATCAGGAGCAGAGGCGATGGACATCGATCCAGATGACGCCGCGCCGGATCCAGATGAAGAGATGCCAATGGGCGACATGAACGTTCCTGGTATGGGTATGAACGTACCCGGCATGATGCCAGAGCAACAGGGCGGACCAACAGGTGCAGGTGGCGGACCACCCGGCACGAAGCCGAAGCCGGCAGGATCACTAAACCAGGCCGGTGAAGCAGCGCCTCCGGGCGGAGTTGGGATGGACATGGGTCCGCCTATAGCCGCTAGCGGCGGGCAATAGTGAACAACCTCTTCTGGATATTGGGATGGTCTCTACTCATCTTGATGATTGGTGGGGTACTACTTTCGTGAAACAGAAAGACTGGATCATCTACAACAAGCACGGGCACCTGTGGTGTCTAGCTATTCAGAAGACAGGAGACAACGCATGGTACTTAATCGAGTGGGTAAACTTCCAGGGATTATCTCAGCAAGAGCTAAAAAAGATGGTCGACATGGGCTACCACACGATGCTGCAGGCAGCGCTAAAGCAGGACGAATACAGGTATGTGATCGGCCGATACAACTTCTCACCCCTAGAGTTGGACAGCGGCTACTGGCGCGCACTGTTGCCAGACGGGATTAAAGGGAAGAAGTCAACAAAGGTTGAGATCGATAAGACCGAGTTTGAAAATCAGGTGTCGAAGCTGTTTAAGAAGTACCACACAGACTTCGAATACGGGGGGTAGCTAATGGCTAGACTACAGATCGACGAGCAGACAGCGAACGCTGTTAACTCAATTGCAACCGCAATGGAGCACGAGTGGGCGATAGTAGAAGACTACATCGCTAGGTCTCTGTGCTTCACGCGAGATAGGTTGGAGACGGCGCCCAACAAAGAATACGAGGCCGGCGTGGCTCTAGGGCTACGACACCTCTTCGAGTTGAGAAGGAAAGCAATCAACACCACGGAGCTGAAAGAAACTGGGCCTAGGTCGGTCGACAAGGTCATCATCGGTGAGCAGGAGTACACGAGGTACACCCAGCCACGCGATGTTGAATAACCCCTGCAGGGTATAAAAGCAAAACGTACCCTATAGGGTACATTCTACCAACGATTCTGTATCCCACGGGATACACCGGAGGAAAATAAAATGGCACAGCCCACATACGAAGAGAGCGAAGCTGCAGCTAAAGCGCTGCTTGATAAGTACAACGAAGGAACGTTGACACAGGACGACACCGACATGGAAAACCTCGACGACGTCGGAGAGATCGGATCGCTAACAGAAGCGCAGGCTGGTGAGCCCGCCATCGAGACAAAAGGGGGCGACGATGCGACCAAGAAACGGGACGAACCTGTCACAGACGACGGAGGAGATCCAGCTGGAGCAGGCCAGGAAACGGATGGAGAAGAGGCTGCGGGTGACGCGGGAGATGCTGACGAAGCTGGCAAAGGACCTGAAGGGGATGGGACTGACACAGGAGCAGATACAAGCGGAGATGCTGAGCCTGTTGGGGACGAGAAAAGAGTAAAGGACGCACAACGCAAGATGCACGAAGCAACCGGTAGAGCTGCCCGACTACAGGGCGAGCTTAACGAGGTGTTAGGGCGCGTTGCAGCGTTGGAGGCTGGTGGAGCAAGACAGCCGGCCGCAGCACGAGTACCAGAGGTTGACTTCGAGACAATGACGCCCAGGAGATCGCGACAACGTCCGAAGATTATCCAGGTCTTGCTAAGGTGTTTGCCGTGATCGGTGGACTGCAGGACCAACTGTCGGTGGCGAACGATAAGCTCGCCGACCTCGATGGCGAAGTGAGAACAACCACCGCCACGAGCAGTAAGAACGAATGGATGGCCGAGATCAGAAAAGAACACGCTGATGTTGATGCCATCCAGGGCAGCGACCCATTTACAGGTTGGCTCGAAGAGCAGCCTGACTACATCCGGCAAGCTGTGTACGAATCAGGAACGGTTCGTGACATGGTCACCATCATCCAGAACTACAAGGATGATGTTGGGCTCGAAGCACCCTCGGCAGAGGAAACTGCAAAGGCCAATGCGGAAACAAAACGACAGAGCAAGCTCGAACAGGCGCGACAAGTAACTACGCCTTCTCTTCGAAAGCCAGCTCGACAACATAGACCAGAAGACGGCAAGGCTGCCACCATGACTCAATCTGAGATAAAAGCGTTTAATGCAGACATCCAGAATAGGACGCCAGACGAGATAGCGGCGTTCGAGGCTAGAGTGGATAAGGCAATTGCTGCCGGCAAGGTCTCACCCAACTAACCAAGCGGTGCTGTTTAATTACCTGCACGCGCTTTCCAATTTAAGGTCCTTTACCACACAAGACTAAGATCTGTGTGGTAATGGCAGGAGAGTAAACTCATAGGAGATACACCATGGCTGCGTTATCAAACGTTGCACGTACTGGTGGTAACCTCCCTAATCGTTTCTTCCTGCCTGAAGTTTGGAGCATGAAGCTGCAAGCCAAGTTCTACGCGAACACGGTTCTGCACTCCATCGCCAACACTGACTGGGAAGGCGAGATCAAGGATAGAGGTTCCGCTGTATTCATCCGTGTTCGTCCGACCGTTGTGGTCGACGATTATTCGGTCAACCAAGACATTGTTTACCAAGACCTCGATGACGAGCGCTTAGAGCTGGACATCGACAAGGCTAAGTACTTTGCCTTCAAGGTGGATGATGTCGACCGCGCACAAGCGGACATCAAGATCCTTAACGAAACCACTAAGGACGCTTCCCAACAGATGAAGATCGTCGTAGACGTCGACGCGTTGGCTAACGTTCATGCGGACGCAACCACGGACCTGGGCACGATCCAGGTAACCAAGGTTAACGTGCTAGAGTGGATCGTTGACGCCGGTACCGAACTTTCGGAGCTTAACGTTCCTGAAGAGGGCCGCTGGGGCGTTCTAGCGCCTTGGATCTGTGGTCTGATTAAGAAGTCAGATCTCAAGGATGCTTCGCTGGCTGGCGACAGTACCTCCGTTATTCGTAACGGTCGTATCGGTGAAATCGATTCGTTCATGCTGCACAAGTCCAACCTGTTGGACGGCGCGAGCACTGCAACGGTCGGCGCACCTACCCACGCCATGTTCGGCACCAAGCACGCCATCACGTTCGCCTCGCAGTTCGTCAAGATGGAGACCTTGCGTCTCCAGAATACGTTCGGCAACGCTGTTCGTGGTCTGAAAGTCTACGGGTACAAGGTCGTTAAGGAAGACGCGCTCGTTGACGGTCCTGTCTTCAAGTAAGGACTAACGTTCATGATACTGGTCCTTATGTGATGTAAGGACCAGTATAGTGGACATCCCCCAACTAAAGCCTTGCCCAGGCTTCATTCTTGTTCGGGGCTATTGCAACTGGTAGAAAATTGCTGGCGGTAATGACGAACGAGGAGGAAAATTAACATGGCTACTATTGACTTAACCGCAGAGAATAGTTCTGCACGTCAGAAGCACGGCATCAAATCCTTCGTACATACCCACGGGCCTTTCGAGACCCACTACGTGGTTATGGACGAGAAGAAGATGGCCGAGCGCTTCTTGATCGACAGCGTAACCGCTGCTAACGACGATGTGTACGAGCTAATCCAGCTTGCTCAGGGTGATGTTATCATCTCAGGCTGGGCTGGTGTGCTCGTTGCCGGTGGCACCGCTGGCGCTACCATTGACTGGGGCACTGACGTCGATCCTAACGGGTTGGCTTCTGTCCTCGACGCCGATGCTACGCCTATCACGATTGACCAAACCGTCAATGCAGGTGGCACAAGTTCGTATCCCGAAATCCTGATCGTGGACAACACGGTTGACCTTACGGTCGCCACTCAGATTCTCATTCGCTCCGTGGCTCTGTCCGCTGGACGATGGGGCCTGAACGTCCTGGTCTACAAGGGAAGCGCGTTGCTTGACCTTGGCTTCGAGAACTACGTCGGAGATCCGAATACTTCCCCGCAGGTCGATATCCCGGCTTAAGCGGTTTAGTATCATTCTACTGGTGTACGGGAGGCTTCGGCCTCCCTATGCCTTCGATGGTAAGTGTGTCAATTAGCATTGCGATTTCCTCCTGCCCTTTCGGGACCTTGTATTGGATTGATAAACCGGATGCACCCCAGTTAGAAGGCATAGGGAGGCCGAAGCCTCCCGTACACCAGTAGAATGATACTAAACCGCTTA